AGTACCAAATGTAGAAATTGGTTATTTATTAACAAGAGGAAGTGACAAAACTAGAAAAGCTTATGAAAATGATTTTAATGCACAGCTTACAGACCAACAAAAAACTATTGTAGAAAAATATGGAAAACCTGAAAGAATTATAAATGGAAAAAGAGGATATTACAAAGATACTACAAAAGAATTAAGTGCTGAATTAAATGCTATAGATACAGTAAAATTTAGTAGAGGAGCAACAACATCACAAAAAGGTGTTAGAAGTTTTGTAATTTCACATGAATACGGACATCACATTGATTATGAAACATTTGATGAATTAGGTTTTGCTTGGTCAAATAATACACC